TCATCCCATCTCTCCCTAAGCCAGTCCGAGCCAATGCTGGACAGTCCATTTAAGATCCGACCTGCTCCGAGTCAATGACAACTAAACCCAAACGATCCCAGAAGCTCCGAGGGGCAACTAAACCGAGGGTTCACAGCCCACTTCTCAAAGGCTCAAACAAGCTGCAAGATGTCAAAGATCTCTGTGAGATCGTAAAGATGCCTTTATTGCCGTGGCAAGAGTTCGTTCTCAAAGACATGCTTACTGTGGACAAGAAGGACAACTGGATTCGTAAGACCAACCTCATTCTTGTCGCTAGACAAAACGGAAAGACTCACTTAGCGCGAATGTTGATCCTCGCTCACTTGATTAAGTGGAATACCAATGTCCTTATTATGTCCTCGAACCGATCTATGGCTCTGGACACCTTTCGACAAGTAACTAACCTATTGGAGACCAATGACCACCTTAAAGGGTTCGTTAAACAGATCAGACACGCTAACGGAACTGAGTCTATTGAAATGCTATCTGGAGCAAGGCTCGATGTTGTCGCAGCAACTAGAGACGGCTCTCGAGGACGCAGCGTTAATGGGCTCCTCTACATTGACGAACTCAGAGAAATCTCTGAGGAAGGATACAGAGCTGCTACTCCTACGACTAGAGCTCATCCAAACTCTCAGACGCTTCTTACCTCTAATGCAGGAGACGCTTTCAGCACTGTACTCAACGACTTACGAGAGAGAGCTCAAGATTACCCACCCAAATCTTTTGGATACTATGAATACTCAGCTCCGCAATACTGCAAGATAGAAGATCGCAATGCATGGACTATGGCTAACCCAGCAATGGGGTACACAATTACCCAGGAAGCGATTGAAGAGGCTATTGCGACTTCTCCGATTGAAAACACGCGCACTGAGACGCTGTGCCAATGGATCGACTCTCTAAGCAGTCCGTGGCAACATGGCATTTTAGAAGAAACTTCTGACAGCACCCTAGAGATGGCTATTGGGGCTTATACTGTATTCGGTTTTGATGTCAGTCCGTCCAGACGAAATGGAAGCCTTGTTGCGGGGCAGTTGCTTCCAGATGGGCGGATTGGCATCGGCATACTTGAGACTTATAGCTCTCAAGTTGCTATTGACGAGTTGAAGATGGCTGCATCTATCAAAGCATGGTGTGACATCTATAAACCTCGATTAGTTTGTTATGACAAATACGCCACGCAAACTATTGCTGATCGCCTTGCTAACAGCGGAGTTATTGTAGAGGATGTATCAGGTCAGCAGTTTTACAAAGCCTGTGGCGATTTTGCTGAAGGTCTAAACAACCATCGTATAGTCCACAATGGACAGGCAGAATTTATCCAGCAGATGAATAATTGCGCAGCTAAGGTCAATGATTCTGCTTGGCGTATTATTAAGCGCAAAAGTGCTGGAGACATTTCAGCACCTATTGGCTTGGCAATGGTTGTTAGCAAGCTGATGATTCCTCAACCTAAGCCGCAGATTTATACTTAGACACGCCCTAGCACATTGTCTAATTGCTTGACAAATGCTACACTTTATGACTATGGGTCTATTTACGCGTAAAGAATCAAACACCTCTAAGAGTGATCTATTGGCGCAATACGCCCCTCAAGTTTTGACAAGTAACTACAGTTACATAATGTCACCAATGATTGACAGAGCAGCAGCTCTGGAAATCCCTTCAGTCGTTCGAGCTCGTAACCTAATCACTGCAACTATTGCTGCAATGCCTTTAGAGCTTTACCGCAAATCAACTGGAGAAGAATTAGGCAAGCCAGTCTGGATGGATCAGCCAGCATCTAATCAACCTCGCGCAGTGACGATCGCCTATACAGTGGACTCGTTATTATTCTACGGCTGGGCTCTATGGAAAATTACAAGCCGCTATTCTGAAGATGGCAGACCTGCTTCTTTTGAGTGGATTCCAAATTCTAGAGTTACTCCGCAATACGAAGGCTTTAACAACTATTACATTGCTGGCTATGAAATTGACGGAGTATTTTATTCCAACGATGATGTCGTAACATTCCAGTCACTCAATGATGGCATCCTTACAACTGGAGCTCGCGTATTGCGTGGCGCACTTGACTTAGAGATTGCTTCTACTTTAGCTGCTGCCACTCCAATGCCTTCTGGATACATAAAAAATACAGGTGCAGATCTAGATCCTAAAGAAGTTCAAGGACTTCTAGCAGCTTGGAAGTCTGCTCGTCAGAATCGCTCAACTGCATACTTGACTTCTACTCTGGAATACTCTCCAACATCCTTTACACCTAAAGACATGATGTACAACGAGGCAAAGCAAGATTATGCGACACAGATTGCGCGTCTATGTAATGTCGATGCTTTTTATCTTTCAGCAGATGCTAACAACTCAATGACTTATAGCAACTTGCTTGATTCTCGTAAGCAGTTCGTTTCACTTACTTTGCAGCCTTTCATTACTGCTATTGAAGATCGTCTCTCAATGAACGATGTAACAGCCAATGGCAATGAAGTTCGCTTTGATCTAGATAAGTCATTCCTGCGAGCAAACCCAATGGATGAACTTTTAGTAATTGAAAAGATGCTCTCACTTGGTCTCATCACTGTAGAACAAGCGATGGAAATGACAGATGTAACACCTAACGGAAGCAATGGTATGGCATGACAAATCAGATCCTTACCTTCTCAGCTGATCTAACAGCCAGCATTGAAGATCGAACAATCTCAGGCAAGATTGTGCCTACAGGCACAGGTGAGATCGGTTCAACTTCAGCAGGACGCGTTGTGTTCGAGGCTAACTCGATCCAGTTGCCAGAAGATCCAAAGACAATCAAGTTACTCAACCAACATGACATGAAGCAGCCACTAGGCAAAGCATCATCTTTCACAATGGATGAGAATGGCATTTACGCATCATTCAAGATTTCACGATCTAATCGTGGAACTGAGGCTCTGATCCTTGCAGAAGAAGGATTACAAAGCGGGCTGTCAGTGGGCGTAGAAGTAATCAAAGCAAAGACAAAGGCTGGAGTGATGCATGTATCCGCAGCTCGTCTTTATGAAGTTTCATTGGTAACCGAGCCAGCCTTTAAGTCTGCTCAGGTTCTCGATGTTGCTGCTGAGGAAACTCCAGAAGCAGTAGAAGAAATCCAACAAACAGAAAGCGAGACAGTCTTGGACACAACTCCAGAGACAGTTGCAGCACCAGAAGTTGAAGCAGCGGCTGTTGAAGCTGCTCGCCCAACTGTTGCTGTTACTAACATCCGTCCTCGTCTAAAGCCACTTACTTCAGGTGAGTATCTAGAGGCGAGCATCAAGGCAGCAATGGGAGACGACTCAGCTCGTCAGCTCGTTCTTGCAACAGATGACACAACAACAAACACAGGTCTAACTCTTCCACAGCACATGAACGAGTTCGTCACAACATCTATTGACGGACGCCCAGCAGTGGACGCGATCTCAAAGGGTGTATTGCCAGCAGCAGGAATGTCTTTCACAATTCCTAAACTATCAACAGCACCAACAATCGACTCAGATTCAACACAGGGCGAAGCTCTTGGCGGAACTGAAATGGCTTCAACATACATTACAGTAAATGTTAAGAAGGCAGCTGGACTCCAGACAATTTCATGGGAGCTTCTAGATCGTTCATCACCAGCTTTCTACGATGAACTAATCAAGGAACTGAACTACGCATACGCAAAGGCAACAGATCAAGCAACAGTTGCTGCATTTGTTGCTTCAGGTACACAGGCTTCAACACAGGCTGCAACTATTGCAGGTCTAAAGGCTTACATCTCGAAGGAAGTTCCAGCAGCTTACGCAGCAGCAGGAAAGTTCGCTCGTAACTTGGTTATCAACACTGCATGGTGGGAAACAATCATGGCAGCAGATGACACAACTAACCGCCCATTGTTCATGGCATCAAACCCACAGAATAACCCAGGCAACATCTCAGGTCAGTCAATCGTTGGCGATGTACTTGGTCTCAACACTTTCGTTGATCCACACATGACAGTTACAACACTAATTGACGATTCAGCATTTATCGTTGCTCCAGAAGCCTTCACATTCTACGAGGCTCCAAAGACAACTCTAAATGTTCAGGCTCTAGCCAATGGTCAATTACAGGTAGCAGTTTATGGCTACTACGCAATCGCACCAAAGGTCGGCGGCGGAGTTCGCCGTTTCAACCTAACTTAATCAGTTAGAAACTAAGTCGCTCTGAGGGGTAGTAGCCCTCTACCCCTCAGAGTCTTTAGAAAGGAATCGCATGTCTCTTACAACAGTTGCAGAGCTTCGCTCAACACTTGGTGTTGGCTCATTGTATTCAGACGCGACCCTTCAAGAAGTCTGCGATGCATCTGACGCAGTTTTATTGCCAATGCTTGCAAGTAAAGTTGCTTTTCCAATAGCACACTCTAAGACAACGACTTCTGCCACACTTTACTTTGATACATTAAACGAGTTTATTATTGGAGACACAGTCGTTATTGCTAACTGTGGCTCTGCATGGAATGGCACAAAGACACTAACCGCAGTTTCTGAGTATTCAATTACTTATACAATAAGCGCGGCTAGTGCAACCGATAAAAACACACTTTATCCTTCTGGAACTGTAACTGGTGACACCACAACCGACTGGACAACAGATGCAGCAGTCCAGAATGCAGCTTTAATGATCGCTGTTGAGATCTGGCAAGCGCGTACTGCTACCCTTTCAGGCAGTAACCTAGTCGATTTCCAGCCCTCACCTTACCGAATGAGCGCACAGCTTCTCGCTAAGGTCAGAGGTTTAATCGCTCATGCACTAAGCCCTAACTCGATGGTTGGCTAATGACAGTTGCCATCACAACACTTCGCACCACTTTAGCAACTGCTTTAGTTGATAACTCTAAGTGGCAGACCTTTGCGTTTCCACCTGCGACAGTTTTAGCAAACTCTGTAATTGTGTCTCCAGATGATCCTTATCTGACACCCAATAACAATCAGCACATCACAATCAGCCCAACGGCTAACTTTAAGATTATTATGACAGTGCCACTATTTGACAATGAAGGCAACCTCAATGGTATCGAGGATACTGTTGTAAGTGTGTTTAATAAACTAAAGGCATCGACCTTGACCTATAATGTAAGCGCAATCAGCGCACCTAGCGTTCTCAATGCTGCTTCGGGAGACCTTCTCAGCTGCGAGATGTCAGTATCTATCCTAACGAGTTGGAGTTAATTATGTCCGAGTGGGAAAAAGAAAACGAAGCCTTCCTGATCAAAATCGGGCAGGTAGCACCAGCAGCACCAAAGCCAGTAACTACTAAGAAGGACGAGGAATAATCTCATGGCTGTATTTCTAAATAACAATGTAGGTGTGAAGATTAACTCAGTCGATCTTTCAGACCATGTCACAGCAGTAACAATCAATCGCGTATTCGATGAGCTAGAAGTAACCGCAATGGGTGACTCAGCACATAAGTTCGTTAAGGGTCTAGAGTCATCAACAGTGACAATCGACTTCCTAAACGACACAGCGTCAGCGAATGTTCTAGCAACACTTCAGGCAGCATGGGGAACAACTGTCACAGCAGTATTCCTACAGACAAAGGGAACAGCAGTCTCAGCGACTAACCCTCTTTACACTGTCTCATTGCTAGTGAACAACACAACTGACATCAACGGAGCAGTTGGAGACATTGGCACACAGTCAATCACTTTCACAGCTAACTCAACAGTTGCAGTAGCAACTACAGGTTCATTCTAAACAATTAAACAAAGGGGCAAAACTCATGGCAAAACTAAAGATCGTTCGTACAGATGGAAGCGTACTAGAAGGCGAAATTACCCCAGCGGTGGAATACGCATTTGAACAGTACGCTAAAAAGGGCTTCCATAAGGCGTTTCGCGATGAAGAAAAGCAGAGCGATGTCTATTGGTTAGCATGGGAAGTAACACGCAGAGCAGGTGAATCTGTTAAGCCTTTCGGGATTGACTTTATCGAAACACTTAAGAGTGTTGAGGTACTTGACTCAGACCCTTTAGCTTAAAGCGCGATCTTCCGTTCACCTACCTAATTGCTCGGCTAAGCATTAGGTTAGGGATCGCGCCACAGCAGTTATTAGATCTAGATAAAGTAATGCTCGAAGCACTTGTGCAAGGGCTCAAGGACGAAGCGAAGGAGAGTCAAGATGCCAACAGAAGTAAAAGGCGGAATTGAACTTCGTAAGGCTCTTCGTCAATTTACTCCAGATCTTGCTAAAGAAACACAAAAGGAATTAGGTTCACTTCTTAAGCCAGTAACTCAAAAGGCTAGAGGTTTCATTCCTTCTAACTCACCCCTCAGTGGCTGGGCTAATCAAGGCAATGGAGCATGGTCTAGGGTTCAATGGTCATCAGCTGAAGCCAAGCGTGGCATTGGGTATAAGACAACACCATCTAAAGTCAATCGGAGCGGTTTTCGCTCGTTAGCCAGTATTGCCAATAAGTCAGCATCTGGAGCGATCTATGAAACTGCTGGACGCTTAAATCCGCAAGGCAGACCTCAAGCTCCATTGCGTGAGGTAGTTGCTCCACGACATGAAAACTTTGGCAAGATGATTCGTTCTGGAACTAAGAATCAGTCCATGAGCAATAACCCTTATGCAGGGCAACAGTTCATAGATGCTCTTAATGCAACAGGTGAAATTAAAAATGCTTATCGCCGCGTAGAAGGTCAAGCAGGTCGTGCCTCACGCAAGATGAAAGGTCGCGCAATCTTTCGCGCTTGGGCAGAAGATGGTGGCAAAACTAACGCAGCTGTTATCCATGCCATCGAAAACTCCAGAGATAAGTTCTACGATGCGGTAAAGGTGAAATAATGGCAGCAGATGTAAGAATTGACATAGCCGCCCAATTCGTTGGAAAGCCAGCCTTTAGACAAGCAGAAAACGCAACTTTCAGTCTAACTAAAAGTGTTAAAAAACTAGCAGGTGCTCTAGGTATTGCTTACGGAACTCAAGCAGTTGTTGCTTATGGCAAAGCCTCAGCTAAAGCATTTGCGGATGATGAAGCAGCAGCCAAGCGTTTAGCGGGTGCAGTTGAGAATCTTGGCATTGGTTTCGCTAACCCTCAAATTGCTTCTTTTATTGCTAATCTTGAAAAGACTGCTGGAGTTGCAGACGATGTCTTGCGTCCAGCATTTCAAGGTTTATTGACAACAACTGGATCACTCGTTCAGTCTCAAAAACTTCTTAATGATGCGCTCACAATTAGCCGCGCTTCTGGCATTGACTTAGCCACAGTATCTTCAGACCTTGCTAAAGGTTATGTAGGAATAACTAAAGGCTTATCAAAGTACAACACAGGACTTACAAAGGCTGAACTTAGTTCTAAGTCATTCGCAGACATTCTTGATGTCCTTTTACAGCGATCAGCAGGAGCTGCTCAAGATTATTTGACCACTACTTCCTATAAGTTCGATGTTCTCAGCGTTGCAAGTCAAAATGCTTCAGAGATCATTGGTGGCGGTTTAGTCGATGCCTTTGCTCTTCTTGCAGGTGGCACAGATGCTAAGGATGCTGCGTCAGCCATTGAAAACATAGCAAAGGCTATTGCCAATGTTGAACGAGCCGTTGGTCGAACAGTAGGAGCACTTCCTACTTTGATTAACAATCTTAAGAATCTTCCTAAGTCTATCTTTGGTGGCTTCGCCGGTAAGGCTGCTGGCGTAAACATGCAGACAACTCAAAAGAAGGAAGAAGTTAAACTTACTGTCTCTCAAAAGCGTCAGCAAGAACTTCTGGCTAAATTAGAGTCTGCCGCTGTAAAGCGCAACAAGGAACTTTTAGCACTCAAGAATAAACAACTTTCAACGGATAAACTAAAGGCTGCTATTGAAAAGGCTAACGCCGCACTTGGCAAGGGCGAGGATGTTTTCAACCTAGACAAGATCCAGATTGCAGCAGCTCTTACCAATCAAGCCGAGCAAC